ACTTCGGCATGGGGGCTTTCTTCGTCTTCATGGCTTCTTCATCCCCGTCTGTTGGTTGCGAACTTTGGCGAGACCACGGCCCATCGAGAGCATGTCCGCATCGGTCTTGCCCCCGGCGTAGAACTTCTTGCCCTTGTGCATCGCCTTGACGTGCTTGCCAACTTCTTCCTTGGCAACTTTGCGCATCGCTTCTTTCATCTTCAACTCCTTAGGTCACGCTGACCGTCACTGTACCAACTTGTCCTATGCTCGCCAACCAGTTTGGTGTCAGCGGATCATCAAAAGCCTTGGAACCGCCAACCGGTGCCCAGCCCCACTGAATATTCCTGCTGCCGCTGTCAACGTACCACGTATTGGTGTCTGGCCTTGGATCACGGATGGCCTGGGGGTCGGCAACTGGGTACATCCCAAGCTGCAACTGCGGCTGATCAGGGGTCCAACACTGAGCACAAACCTTGTAGCTGACGCGCTTAGTCTTGACGATCAGGTTCTTCAGCTTCTTCAACGGAAACCGAAAACCACAGTAATCGCAGAACCCGAAGGCTTTTGGCGCGTTAGCAAAACGGTTGGTCATTTCTCACCCACCGATGAACATCTCACGAGGAACAAATCTAACAGCAGCTTTCTCTCTGTCTTCCGAGCTAGCGCGATCCCAATCAGCGTCGTACTGCTCCTTCAAAATCGGCAGCCTTTCCATCGCACCGGGAATCTTCAGTGCAAGGTAGTACGCCAATCCTGACACGAGGCACGGCAGGAAGCGGAACGGGATGTCTTGGGTGTACGTGCCGCCCTCACCAGCGTCCTGAATCCTGCGCAGGCGCCAGTAAACGAACTGGTAGAACCCCGTCTGGTCAGGCGTAGGCCAGAGATTGATCTGCGGCGTTGGGGCTTGCCGGTTGATCCAGACCTGAATGGGACGGGCTTGCTGGAGCTTGTTTGGGATCGAGGCGTAGGTTGAGTTGCTAATCCGCGTGATGGTCAGGTCAACCTGGGTGCTAACGTTGCCAGCACCGGTTCGGATCACGTGCTCAAGAAGGTCAACTGTGTCGTCAGGCAGGTTGTAAATGCTGGTGCCTTGGGTGAGGTTAATCGTGCCGCTATCAAGCGTCCACAAATTGATCCCACGGTTTGCAAAATCAGCAAACATGAGGTTTAGCGACCTGCGTGCTGTACGCAAATCGTAACCAGTGCGAAGCTCTGAACCGCAACGCTCAAACGCCTCTTCCACGATCTCATTTAGATCGAGGTTAAAAGTTGCGGTGCCGGAGGTTGTCATTACTTACCCTTTGCCGCACGCATATTGTCGATTAAATTTGGGTAGGGCCGACCGGCAGCTTTAGCGGCTGCTTTGGCAGATGCTTTGCGCTTTGGCGAAAGAGGTTTGGATTTGCCCAGATTTTCTGGCCGTGGCTTGTCCCACACCTCGCCACCCTTGGCAAAGGCCGTTGGCTTCTTGCTTGGGCCACGCTCGATGCAGCCCATCCCCCTAGAGCTCATCATCAGATGTACCGCCCTTTAGTCTTGCCGCGCTGAGCGCAGCCGTCAACGCTGCCACCTTTTTTGAAGGTCTTGACTGAGCCGCCTTTTTTCATCCCCATCGGACCTGCTTGGTTCATCAAGCCACCAGCGCCTCCGGCTTGCATGGGCGGCGTACCCATAGGACTTTGTGCACCAGATGGAATTTGCCCACTACTTAATTTAGGCCCAGGCTGGGGGGCTGAGCGCATAACCTCGTACGATTGTTTGTCTATTCCAGAAGTACCGTATTTAGGGATGATTGGAACAAACGACCCAGTCGGCATTTTTTCAACTGCTTCTTTAGAAGAAGACACAATACCACTAGGTGAAGGTTTTTTAGCATTAACTGAAGATGGCGTTGTTTTTGCAGCAACGATACTTGTTGCGGGGGCTTTATCAATTTTCGACGTAGCCATCTCTTCCATGAGCTTTAGCTTGGCTTCGTTTGCGCGCTTAACTTCAGGCTTGTTAAGATAGGCTGCGTTACCAAATTTTTGCGCTTGTTGATATTTCTGTTCTCGCGTTAATACTGGCGAAACACTTTTAGGTGGCTGTGCAGGTTTTGGAGACGGTTTTGCAGCAACAGTACTGGTTGCTTTTGGTTTGTTAAGAGCCTGCCTCACAACAGCTTCATAACTTTTAGCTTGCTCCAACTGTGCAGGAGTTGGGGCTTTTGCTCCAGCTTTAGATCCACTACTACCACCAGAAGTCGTGGGCGCCTTGTTGCGTTGCGCCATAGCCATGTCACGAGCTTTAGCGCGAGCAGCGCCCGGCTTTCCTTTAGAACGTCCCAACATCTCACACCACCTTTCCGCGAGTTTTCCCACGCTGAGCGCAGCCGTCAATCTTGCCGCCCTTGGCATAGCCCTTGATGTTGCCGCCCATCATCTTTTTGACCGGCACCTTGGACTTCACCTCTTTCGGAGGCATGCGCATCCGCTTGGGCGAGGGCATGTCTTCTCCAGGCATTACGTCACGGGGAGCCTGCATGGGCTCGTTGTACCGCTTGGCAGTACGTTGGGCAGCTTTGAGTTGCTCAGGGGTGTCTTGAAACATGGTTACCTCACTTGCAGCTTCCGCCGCGCATCATTTTCTTGACCGGCTTCTTGGCAGACTTCATCTCCGCCATCTCATGCTTAATCATGAACTTCGGAGCGCCTTTCTTCTTCATGAAAGACACTTCCTTCTTCATCATTGCGGGAGATTCCTTTTTCACGGTGCCTCCTTCGGCATGGGCTTTGGGACCAACGAACTTCTTCGCTACGCTTGGCGGCACGTCGGTCTTGCCTGCCAATGAAGCATACATAAAACGGCGCTGTTTCTCGGACTGGACAGGCACTACGGACGCTCCTTATGCACCTCTACCAAGCGGTCCAGCTTAGTATCCAGACGGTCAAGGCGATCCAGAACACGGTTAATATCGGCATGGACTTCCACCTTGGTGACGTACTCTTTGGCAACTTCTTCCCGCGTTTTGTTCAGCAGGATGCCGAGCCGCGCGATCTCAACTGATTTCTCTTTCAAGACCCACCCCACAAGTCCGATGAAAACAGTGAGAAGAGTATTCCAGATGTACGCTTCCATTTTATACTACCACCACCTTGTATCGCCCAACAATCTCACCCGCTTTTCGCATGGCTTTGATTTTTGCTTGAGCTGCGGCTTGCATCGCTTCGTGCTTAGCCTTGTTAGCAATACAGGGATGTAGAAGTCCGTGTTCTTTTGCTGAAAGAATTCGCAAATTTGTCCAATGATTGTTTTGATGATCGCCGTCAATATGATCTACGTGACAGCCCTCAAAAAGCTCACCAACAAATGCTTGGGCAACTAAACGGTGTACAAGAAAAGATTTGCCTTTAATATCTCTAGGTGCCCCGTCACGTAAAATCACTTGTATGTACGGCAACTGCTTGCCATTTGACTTGTACTTTTTGGGTTTCAACGCCATGATTCGCTCTGGCACTGGCACAAGACACCCAGATTTACCTCTACGAAATCGCTGCACAGACTTCATTCGCCCGCAGTCACTAATCTCGTACATACCTTCATAGCCCCTTACCGGAGCCCAGCGTTCAGTCAGCAATTCCATGCTTTTCTCGCTTTACGCAAACGGCTGTTTGGATCTTTGGCGGCTTCAGGAAACATCTTAGCTTGTCCGGCTGAGCGGGCGCAAAACGACTTCCTTCTTGCCGCATCCTTTTCCGTCTTGGGGTTTGGTGCTGGCGGCTTAAGCCCCGGCTTACCCGGATTGGCGCGGTTGTAAGAAGCACGTCCTTTGGCGTTCAAACCGCCAGATTCCGCTTTGCCTTCCTTCCTTTGCCAAGCCGGGGTCTTAGCCATAGAACACCGTCACTGAATCAGCATCACCCGTGTCAACATAAACGCCGTTGGTGGCGAGAATGCCTTGTGCAGGGATGTAAACAGTGTTGCCGCCGACAGCCGTCGTACCAACGGTAAGCAGCACCGTACCAGCCGCCGTAGAGGCGTTGTCGTAAATGACAATCGGATCGGTGCCTGCGGAGGCTACGTTGAAGAACAGCCCTTTGATACGCGTACGATACGGTATCAGCGCGGCATCTGCCGCCGTGTAGGCAGCTTTGACGTCACCTTGCATGGCGACCTCCTATTAGGCAGCCAGCAGACCGAGGTCCTTCAGCGCCTTGACGATGTCACCAATGGTGTATGCCGCCGTGCCGGTGTCGCCCGTGAAGGTCGAATCATCCAGAACTGCCGTACCCGAACCAGCCGTGAAGCCGGTCGTGGTGCCCGTGGTGTCCGGCTGAGCAACAGGCGTTGCGCCGAAGAAGCCCGCAGTCGAGCCCGTCAGGGTCGCGGTGACCGTGACAGCGCCGGTCGTTGCGTCTTTGGTAATGGTTTGGAAACCGCCTTCAGAGCGAACCGGTCCAGTGAACGTGCTATTGGCCATAGCCAGTATCCTCAGTTTGCGCCCGCCGTCCTTGAGGAGAGGTCTGCCGAGTCAGTCGGCGGGCAATGGGGGTCTCGGAAAGTTGGAGCAGGGTAGCACAAAAGAAAAGGGGGCACAAGGCCCCCTTCGTGGTTTTCAACCCGTGAGGTGTCAAGCCCCAGGCGATCCGTACACTCCCAACGGGTCCGACACCCCGAACGAATAACGCTCGCGGGCCTTGTACCGGCTGTTACCAGTATCAAAGTCGGAGTCCATTCCGGTGCTCATAGCGACGCGCACAAAGTGCTTCATGCCGTTGGGCACGTCGGTCTTCAGGAACCACGCGTTCGTGTCGGTCAACCAGTGGTTGATCGTGTACCCTTCCGGGATCGAACCGTTGTTCTTCAGAGCGTTGATATCGTTGTCAGCGGTAGCCACGCGCAGCGAGGTTTCCAGCAGACGAGTAGCAACGAACTGAAGCGCCGGAGGCACGATCAGCTTACGGGGCTTGGCAGCGATCAGCAGGCCACGCTCGTCCGTCCACAGCGAGATCTGGATAACGGCGGCTTCCATGGAAGTCTCGTTCAGATCAGCGGCAGTCGAAGGACGGTTGCTGTTGGTGCCGCCAGAAACCAACGGGTGGTCGGTTGCGAACAAGGACTTCCCATCGCCGTAGGTAACAGCGCTGTTGAAACCGTTGTTCAGGATGGCGGCAGCCTTCACCTGCTTGGTGTAAGCCATAGCACGAGCAAGCGCCTTGGTGTAGCGGCTTGACAGACTGTCGTACAGGTTGTCTTCCATCGCCTCTTCGGTGATGGAGAAGCCCATAGCGATGGTCTCGTGGTTGTAACGAGCGGTCCAGGCTTCCTGCGCATTGTCATACGC